CAGTAGACCCATCTGAAGAAGATGAGGAAGAAGAACTTCCAAAATTGGACGGTGCACCAGTTGATGAAAATGCACAAAAACCATTAGGAGTTAAATTAGGTAAATCTACAAAGGTTGGTAATTATCAATCAGCAGTTTTATCTAGACTATATAAATAAACTTATTAAAATCATTTGACAATGAGAAAACAACAAAATTTCGCACAACCAAGCGTAACTACAACCTATGCAGGTGAGTTCGCAGGTAAGTACATTGCAGCGGCGTTGTTATCAGCTAAAACATTGGACAACCAGTACATCACAATCATGCCGAATGTGAAGTTCAAATCAGTTATCCAAAGAATTGCAGTTGATAGTATCGTAAACGATGCATCATGTAACTTCACTACTTCTGGTACAGTAGCTCTTTCTGAAAGAATACTTGAACCAAAAGAACTTCAAGTTAACCTTGAATTATGTAAGCAAGAGTTCGTTGATAGCTGGGAAGCTCTTCAATTAGGATACTCTGCATTTGATGAAATCCCTAAAGATTTCAACGATTTCTTAATCTCTTATGTAGCAGGTAAAGTAGCACAAGCTACTGAAATCTCTATTTGGAGAGGTACTGCAGCAACTAACGGTGAATTCGGTGGTATCTATACCGCTTTATCATCTTCAGTAGTAGCTGGTGGTACAAACGCTCCTGTAACTTCTTCAGTTTCAGGTTCTATCACTTCTGCAAACGTATTGACAGCATTGAACGCATTAGTAGATGCAATCCCTGCTGAAGTATATGGTAAAGAAGATGTATTAATCTATGTACCAACTAACGTTGTTAAGGCTTATCAACAAGCATTAGCAGGTGGTAGTGCAGGTGCAAATGGTTTCAACAACCAAATGAACGTTGGTGAGAAGCCATTGAACTTTAATGGTATTGAATTAGCATTCTGTCCAGGTCTTGGTTCTTCAGCTATGGTAGCAGCACAAAAATCTAACTTGTTCTTCGGTACAGGTTTATTGAGTGACCATAACGAAGTAAGAGTATTGGATATGGCTAACTTAGATGGTTCACAAAACTATCGTATCATTATGAGATACACTGCTGGAACACAATATGGTATTGGTTCTGACATCGCTATCCACAAAAACTATTAATATATTTGAGTGAATAATGAGAGGGTGAAATTCCCTCTCTCACTCTTAATATGTTAAACAAAAACAAATTAACTTAAAAAAATTAAAACTATGGCTTGTGATTTAACACTTGGTAGACTTGAACCTTGTAAAGACAGCGTAGGTGGTATTGCTGCAGTTTATTTCTGCAATTATACCGGTTCATTTGGAGCATCATCTCAAGGAGACTCTGATGCACAAATTGAAAGCTTACCTTCTGGCTTGACAGTTTATGAGTATGACCTTAAAGGAAATTCTAGCTATACTGAAACAGTGAACACATCTAGAGATAACGGTACTACATTCTTCTCTCAAGAATTAGTATTAAATCTTAAGAAGTTGACAAAAGAAATGACAACTCAGTTCAAGTTAATGGCTTGGGGTAGACCTCAAATCTTCGTTCACACTATGGCAGGTGATACTCTATTAGTGGGACAAAGAGAAGGAGCAGATGTAACAGGCGGTACTATTCAGACTGGTGCAGCATTGGGTGACCTTTATGGTTATTCAATTACCTTCACTGGACAAGAGCAGTTCCCAGCACCTTTCATCTCTGGTTCAACTTACGGTTCTCCATTCGGAGCTGTAACAAATCCTCCAACTATCGTAAAAGGAAGCTAATTCCTTCAGTATAGAAGAAATAATTAAAAGGGTAGCACACAGTGTTACCCTTTTTTATTTTCACTATTTATCTATCTAAATTTGTTAAAATATAAAATAAAGACGAGATAATGCTAACATTCTACTCATCAGGAAGTAACGTATGGACATTCAGAGTACAACCAACAGGTTCCTCAAACCTTACTTTACATCTGCAGGATATGACAACTTTGGAAAACTTTTCATCATCATTATCAGGATATACCTATGATGCTTATGAGTCCAAACTTCAATTTACTGCTTCTCAAGTCTCTACATTTGTATCTGCAAGTGTAGGAACTCAATATAGAGCATATATAAGTGATACAACTTGCTCAATATGGCATGGTAGTATTAGCGTATTCACATCTCAATCTGTGGATAAACCATCTTATGTAAATCAGATACCTTTGAATGATGTTTATGTAAGTAGAGTATCAAATAACGAATATATAATTTTAGACTAATATGAGATTAAATCAAAATTTATCGGTTGTAAGTTTAGCACAACAAGAAATCCCAGTAATTACTGAGGATACAAAAACACGCTATCAATGGGTGCCAGTTGGTATAATTGGACCTGATGACTTCTTTCAGAATGTAATTGATGCTTACAACAATTCTACTACAAATGCAGCATGTATTGAAGGTATTGCTGACTTGATTTATGGTAAAGGTATTTATACTGAAAATAAAGAGTTTGAAGAAACATTAGGTAAAATACTTCCACAAGAAGAATTAAAGAGAGTTGCATTTGACCTAAAATTATTTGGTAATGCAGCTATTCAAGTTTATTGGGATGATAGACATGAGAAGATAATAAAAATGTATCATTCTCCAGTTCAGAATTTTAGAGCAGAAAAATTATACAATGAACCGAAAATCCAAAACTTCTATTATTGCACAGATTGGTCAGACCATAAAGCACAAAGAAACAAGAAGAAAATACCTGCGTTTGGTACTTCGCGAGATAAAACAGAAATCCTTTGGATTAAAAACTATTCGCCAGGCAAATACTATTATTCACTGCCTGATTGGATACCTGCTTTGCAGTTATCTTTTGTAGAAGCTGAATTATCTAACTTGCACATCAACAATATTGAGAATGGTTTCTTACCAGTTGTAATGTTGAATATGAACAATGGTATTCCAGCACCTGAAGAAAGAGATACAATTGAGGACTTGATTGAAGCTAAGTTTACAGGTACTCGTAATGCTGGAAGATTTATTGTAACATTTAATGATGATGTAGAAAGAAAACCCACTATTGATGTAATACAAACTGATAATCTGCACGATAAAACAAAATATGTTGCTGAATATGCACAAGATAGAATATTAGTAGCACATAGAGTAACATCTCCACTTCTATTTGGTATTAGAACTGTATCTAATGGATTTAGTTCACAATCAGAAGAAATGAAAACAGCTTATTCTATTCTTCAAACAATGACAATCACTCCATTCCAAAATCTTATCATTAACTTCTTAGCTGATGCATTTGATAAGGGTGGTTATCCTGATACACAATTGTATTTTGAACAATTAACTCCATTAGTAATTCTTTCACAAACTGCAGAAGAAACAGGACAAACAACTGAGCAGGTGCAAGAACAAATTAATGAACAAGCTGAAAATCCTGCTGAGATTGAAGATAATCCATCATCAGTAGATGAAAATATTGAAACTGAAACACTAAGTGATTATAGAAGAAGTAATCCTAATTTTAGTAAAAACTTTGTAACTTATAAATTATAACCGATATGGCATACGCCCTTTTTATAACAAGAAATGATATAATCAAAAATACTCCATTACAGGGTTCTATTGATGCAGATAGATTATTGAATTTTGTGAGAACTGCACAAGATAAGTACATCCTAAATTTGGTAGGTACTGTTCTTTTTGATTTTTTACAAGCAAGAATTGAAGCTGGTACATTTAACCAATTGGATGTTTATTATCAAGACCTGATGAATGACCACATTAAACCAACACTTATTTGGTATGCTGTGGTAGAATATTTACCGTTTAGCGGTGTCCAATTCAAATCTGAAGGCGCTGTGAAATTAGAAACGGAGACTGCTAAATCGGTAAACAAAAACGAAGTAGATTATCTTCTTCAAAAAGCAATGAATAACGCTGATTATTACGCAACAAGATTGCAGAACTATTTAATATCTTATTCAAATCAGATACCACAATATTATCAATCAGTTGGTAATCAAACTCAAATCTATCCTGATATGGGTAATGCTTATTTTGGAGGAATAAATTTATAATCAAATGGGAGTAAATATAGTAAATAACATTGGTACAAATTATGTACTTTATTACAATATACTAAATTATTGGAAAACAATAATGAATAATCATCCGTCTATTCAGAGAGTTACTTATGGTAATAATTTTGAATTGGATGATGATGAATTTCCACAATATCCTTTAGGTAATGTAATTATAACGAGTGCAAGATTTGCTGATAAAGTAATCAATTATACAGTCCAACTTACTATTGCTGATAAAGTCAAACTTAAAAATAACGAAAGTGTTGGTAGTTCAAATGCGCAAGATGTACCTTTTTTTGGTACTGATGATACCGTAGATATTCACTCTAACACATTCTCTATTCTAAATGATTTACTTTCATATACTGATTATGGTGTGAACGCATTTCAATATACATCAAATCCAAATGCTATACCATTTAAGAATGAATTCCCAAATGCATTAGCAGGATGGGTATGTACATTTGATTTAGAAGTATTTAATCAACAAGATATTTGTGTAGCACCAAATCTATTACCAACAGGTTCATTAGCTAAAGGTGTACAAATAGATTGTTAATTATGGCATTTACATTTCCAGCAGTTGAAGATATTGCAAACTCATTTAGAACATTAGCACAACTATATATCATAGATGGTTATCCTGGTTGGGGACAAGCTAAGAGTAATACAAGAAATGCTCCATATAAAACCGGAAACCTTTATAGTTCAATAGGTTCTTACAATACTGCAGCAAAGATGGCAACTATAAGACCATCACAGGCTGCAATGATTGGTAAAGATAAAATAGAATTACCACAAATTACACTTTCTCTAAATTATGCTCCACCAAATGCACCATATGGTAGATATGTTCACGAAGGGACTGGAACTAATAGTGTAATCGGTCCAAGACCATTTGCAGCATTGGCAGCAAACGATACAAGATTTAATATTGCAGTTAATAAAGCAATATCTGGAAATGCGGGACCAATTGAAAAATATTTAGAAGCAATTACAAAATCATTGGATAAAAGCTTCAAAAAGTACGGCAATAAATAATCATCCAATACAATTTGTGTTTTGATGGTTAAAATAATAAAAGATTTTAGATGGCTCTATCATATACACAAACACCTGCAACGTGTTCATTAGTACAATCACCTACAATATTTACTTTGTATGAGACTGGGGATGTTGTATTATCTTCATCGTTTCAGTACATTTTAGAACTTTATTATTGGAGTGGTACACCTAACCAATCAGGTTCAGTATCAAATTATACAATGGTAAAATACCCAAATACTAGTAGAGTGGGTATATTTGATGTTGGAAGAATTCTTAATTCAGCACTTTCTGGTTCTGCAGAAGGAGTTCCATCAAACGTAAAGTATTTTGCAGTAGATGGATATTTTTCTTATGTATCTGCATCGGTAAGTGTGACAGGTTCTCATCTTAAATCTGATGTATATAAAGCATTAGATGGATACGCAATATTTGATGAACCAATCGGACAACAAATAAATTCTAAAACATCATACTGGCCGATAATGACAGATGGGCCTGTTTCTCAATCGGTTCTTTTAGATGATATAGGAAATCTTTCAGCTTATGTAGGAACTGCATCTGCATCTTTAGGACAACCTACAAAAATTGTATATTCTGGTTCAATAGGGAATGGTACATTTACTCTTTCAGGAAGTATATCATCTTCACAACAAACTCAATACTTTCCATCAGCGCCTGGTCAAAGTGGATTTCCAGCATCAATTGTAAATTCCACCAACCAAACATATAGTGTACAGGCATACTCTGGAAGTACCGCATTAGGGGCAGCAATCAACTTTAATGTAGTTTGTGAACAAAAGTACCCTAACATAAGAATTAAGTGGAAAAACCGATATGGTCAGTTTGACAACTTCTCATTCTATATGGTAAATCGTCAATCTTTCCAAACAACAAAGAGAAGTTATCAACCACAATTAGGAACATGGACAGGAACAACTCTTTCATATACACAATACGATAGTTCAAACTTAAATTATATAGTAGACTCAAAACAATCTATTCAGGTAAATACTGATTGGGTAGATGAGAGCTACAATGATATATTCAAACAACTATTAGTATCAGAAGAAATCTATTGGGTTAAATCCGCAA